ACCGGAAGTTACAGCGGCTCCAAAAGCTCCTCCAACTGTAGCACCTGCTCCTGCTCCGGCAACTGCGGCATATTCTTTGTTTCTTAAGAATAAAGTACCTAAATTACCTTCAGGTCTTTTACTAGCTTCAGCAAACAAATTAAATATTTGCTTTACTCTGCCGTAATCTTGACCTGTAATAATTTTTAATCTTTTATCTTGATCTGGTTTGCTAAACTGTGACGCAAGTTTTTTATACGTTGAAATATCAAAATCAGGGGACGCTATATCAGGAATTAAGTTTTTAATAAAAGATTGCTTTATAACTTGTTTTGCTTCTTTAGCTGTACCATAAGCTATTTCGGAAGGTAATCCTTCTCTTTTACCTATTTGTCTATAAGCTTCATCTATACTACCCATGAAAGTTTTAACTTTATCGCTATTAGTTTGAGTAGTCAACATACGACCCAAAGCTTCAAAGTTACCTTTCTCTGCATTTAATATTGTATTTTTATTAAGTACCGGAAGTAACCCACTCATTCCTTGTTTGTAGGATTGTTTAAGTAATTCATATTCCTTTGCTACTTTAGGATCAGCTTGTTTTAAAGTGTTAATAAAAGACTGCTTTAGAATATTTTGTAATTCCCCAAGCTCTCTATCAGCTACAGCGTTGTAGTTGGAAGATTTAATATCTCCAAATTGACGCATTTGTTGTGACAACATTTTATCAACTTTTAATAAAGACTGAGCAGTCATATTTTTGTATTCTAAAGTTCCTGATAACTGATCTTTAATAAACTTTACGGTGGCGTCATCTAAAGTAGAAACTGCTTTACTAACAGCTTCTCCTTCAATCACATCTGATGTTATTTCAGAATTGCTTTTTAAATATAACTCTAGTTGTTTTTTTATTCCTGCTGTGTTTACAGTTCTGTTTGCAACTCTTTGACTAATAGAATCTAAACCTTCACCATAAGAATCACTAAGTGCTAAACGACCTGCGGATATAATGTCAAACATTGCTTCCCCTAGATCAGAAGGTGCTGTTCCTGTTCTTAAGTCTACAGAGTTAGCTATGTCATTTAAAGCTGACTGTGCGGCTTGGTTTACTTTAGCTACGTTACCCGTGGCTTCCTTGCCTGACAAAAGACCTGCCTCTCCAATCTTCTCAGCAAAAACAGCAAGACTAGAGGCTTGTCCTGTTTGATAGCGTGTTAAGCTAGCTCCTCCTTCTTCCAGAATCTTTTGAGTTGCTTTTAAAGACTCCGTAGATCCTGTTTGTAAACCTTCCTTCATTATTTCTTCAGCTACTTCCTTTGGTGTGTAACCTAAGGCGGCCTTGGCTGACAGATACGCAGGTTTTAAAACTTTACCTAGACCTAAAGTTGCTACGTCAAATCCTGCGGATATTAAAGATTCCTTTACAGCTTCTTGGAAATTTAATTCTTTATCTTCTAAAACATCGGATGTTAAAGACCCTGCGCCTGATCCTACTGAACCACCTATAATACCTCCTGCTATCATTCCTGCGGGACCTAAAGGAATACCAGCGGCGGCTCCCGCAAGGCTTCCTCCAAGACCTAAAGGTATCTCCATGTTTTTCTTTAGGAAATTACCTACGTCCTGATACCAAGGTAAGTCTACTTCCTGACCATCAGGAGTTACTTGTGGTGCAAAGTCCTCAAGAGTAGCCAAGCCATTAGCAATAGCTTTATCCTGGATTTCTTCCTTGCTTACACCTACAGGAATACCTTTGATAATTGTACCGTTTGGAAGACGTATGTCTTGAGTTTGACTCATTATAAATCACCCCAGTTTATTGCTTGTTCTTTAGTTGTAGGTTTTTCATCTTCCTTTAACAACTCTTGAACAAAAGCATTGTATTCTTCAAAGTTTTCTGAATCAGCGTAAAGTTTAGCTTGTGAAATTCTTTGGTTCATATCTTTAATTAATCTTTTAATAATAGCACTGTTGGCTTCATTTCCTCGTCCTACTGTTGCCGCTATTTCTAACAAGGAAGCTCTTTCACCTTCAGAAATAACACCACCAAAGATAGGCTTTAATGATTTATAAACTTCCATAGCTAACACACGTTCAAAGTCTGCTCTATTTCCACTGGTTAAACCTAAGAAATCTTCTATACCATAAGCGGCTAAGTTAATAGGGCCACCTGTAGGTAAAGTCTCAAGTATTTTTTGAGCATCTTCAATGTTCTTTTTATTATCAAGTAGAGCAGGTATACCGCCAACTGCTTGAGCTTTGTTAGTTATAAATGTTTTTGATTGCTCTCTAACTCTTGATGTTTCAATCATTCTTGATTGTTTTTCTTCTGAAGTTTCTCCAGAAGAACTAACAGGGGTAATGTTTCCTACAGGTTGAGCAGGACCATTTGGATCAACAGGGGAAAGAGATGTTTTTGTAGTTTTAGTTCTTGGATCTTTTACCTGTGTTCCATAAAAATAATTACCTGAAGAATCCACCCAAGTATCTGATCCTCCAAACTGAGCAGGAGTTCCTTTTGTAGCGTCAGGTAAAAAGTCTTTTAAGTTTTTAGCTGTAACTATACCTGATTGTACTAACTGAGCAAGCTGAGGTTTGTCAGGATATTTTTCCTGTACATAAGTAGATAAGGAAACTCTATCAGCCATTTCCTGATCCTCAAGCTCTTGTTTTTGAGCCATAGCAGATTCTTGAGCTTTGATTCTGTCAGCCATTTGTGCCGCACGTAAAGGATCAAAGCGAGACACAACACCGACTAACTTCTTCATATCCTCCATGTTGTTTAAATCTAAACCTGACAACTCTGCTTGTAGTGCTTCTTCAGGTGTCGGAGGGATTTCAAAGCCTCCTAGTTTACCAAAAAGCTTACTTACGGCTCTACCGCCAGAGGCTATAGTTTCTACACCTTCTCTACTTCTTTGTGCTAATCGTTGATAAGGGTCTGAAGATACAGGTCGAATTGGTTGTGTAGGAGTTCCTGTTAATAAACCTACTAAATCTTGATATGCCATCTTAACCTCCTGCCGCAACTGCGGATTCGATAGTACCTAATAAGTTATTAAAGAACCCGCTTCTAGCATCATCTTTATCTGCTTGAAGACCCATAAGCTCTAAACCACTTTTTCCATAACCTGCTTGCTCATCAAACAAAGTTTGTAGCATTGATTTAACATTTAAGGCCGCCCCTGATTCTCGTCCGCTTTGTGCAAATCCTGCTAAAGGAGTAGCTGTTTCAACTAACTTAGTTAGTTCTTGCTGGGGTTTATAACCTAGACCCAAAAGACCGCTAGCTAGACCATAAGCTTGCTGTCTGTCTGCTTGAGACTGTCCATAAGCATTATAGAAAGCTTCATTACGTGCTTGTTCCTGAGCTAAAGCTTGTGCAAATTGCTCTGGACTGCCACCGTATTGAGAAGTCATTAAGCCTAGTCTACCTTGACCCAATAGTCTATTTTCTAAAGCAAGCTGCTGACGTTCTTCCTCAGGCCGTTGTATAGCTCTTATTTGCTCATATAAAGCCTGTTGTCGCTCAAGAGGATCTCCGCCTAGCTCATCTAGGAAACTTCCTGACATGCCAAATAAACGGTCTTGTATAGCTTGTTGTTCGGGAGACAAGTTCATGTCAAACCCACCTTCAGCAGTACCTTGTACTCCGCCTAAGCTAGATGTAACACTAAAGGGTACAAACTGTGACTGCTCGTACCCTTGCTCACCTACAGCAGTACCACGGTTTAACATGTCCTCTCTAAAATCTTCCATGCGCCCAATGCGCCTTTTTGCATTTTTATACTCTTGACCTGAGCTTAACAAGTCCGATAGAAAACCCATTAGTAACTCCCTCCGCTAATTGTACCTGCTAAAGTTCCCGCAATATTTTCGGCTGATAGTGTAGGGACTGTGACTGTCCCTGTGAATGTTGGCCCTGCTAAGTCTGCTTTAGTTGTGACAGCCGTAGCAATGGCGTTAAACTCTTCGTGTATTTCCGTTCCTTTAACTATTTTAGCCGCATTACCAGACGGCAAAGTATCCTTAGACGCAAAGTCCGTAGTTCTTGTATAATTACTCATTAAATAAGTCTCCCTAATAATACGTTAATGTCAATTTTTTGTATGGAAAATTCTGATCCGCTAATTGTTGATTCTAAACCTACAGTAACTGTTGTTCCATGTCCTGAACCCTGTACGTTAGGTACTTGTATTTCTGTTCCTAATGAGTATTCAAAAGAAGGCTCAGTAGCAGGAACTCTAGCACCACTAGGGTTAGTAGGGTCTACCAATTTTTCTGTAAAATCAGCAGTTGCTCCTACAGGAGTATTTACACTAGAAATACCGTACTCTGCAACTCCGTAAAAAGCTGTAGTTGCATTAGTTCTTGTGGATGTAAAAGTTTGCTTGTAGTAAGAATCTGAATAATCATATCCCCAATTAAGAACGGATTGTGCCGCCGCATCCCCAATAATTGTCATTTTAAACTTTTTAAGGAATTTAATATTAGATGAATTTCCAAAATCTAACGGGTTGCTAAAGTATGCTAATTGATAGGAAGATGTGGAGTAAGTTTGTGTTGACCCTACAAGAGTACATAATTTATCAGTAAAGCCTCTGTACTCATAAATACCCCCTTGTCTTCCCATGTATATCTTACCGTCCTGTGTTCTTGTGTAACACAAAGCAATAGGAGTTGACCACGTTGTAACCCTGTGTGATCCATCAGGTAACGCTTGTCTCATGTCAAAACAATACGTTATATTGTTATTAGGTAAAGTTAAAAGATAAAAAGCTTCCTCTGGGCTGTACATAGACTTAACAGGAGCTAGTGTAGAGTCTGCAATTCTTTCCTCATTGACATAACGTACTAAGTCATTCCTGACGTTTCTGCTAATGTCTCGCATGGGCATAGACTTTTCCTGTATAACTCTACCAAAGCTACGTACACCTGAATCCGATAGGAATATAATGTCAGTACCAGTGTGTTGTACAGAGTCTCTAGCAACGCAACCTACGCCCTCTACAG